ATTGCTGAGCCTCGGTTTCGGTCAATTCGATTTCGACTCGCTCGTCGGGGGTGCGCCCCTCGACTACGCGGTCATCGTCTTCTGTGATTATGTTTTTCTCAGTCATGGGTCATCTCCTGTCAGATGAATGCACGAATCTTGGTGGGGTCGGTGGTCACTTTACCGACGATGTCAAGATCGTTGAAAATTACGAACAATGCAACACCCTTTTCGTTCAAATCGACTTCCCAGCGGTCGCCGCCGTACTTAGGAACGCGGACAAAGTCACCGGTTTTACACCAGTCACCTTCTGGCCACGGCTCCATAGTATTGCGGTTCTTGAACGCTAGCGGACCCACCGAGATGACTCGCGCCACCTGCGTGTTCCACTTTTCCGTTTCTTGCGAACCGAGGTCAATCAGGATCCCGCCGGAAGTCTTCTGACGGGGGTTGCGGATTTGCACCAGAACGCGGCTACCGAACGGCTGAATGCCCGGATCTGCTACCGGGAAAGCCGCCTCCAGCGCGTCCTCAGAGGTCTTTGTCGCCATACTTATCCTCTTGGACTAGTTCGAGTAAAATATTGATCGCCATTTCATAGCCTGCCACCACACCCACCGCGTGACCGTACTCAAACGAGTCCTTCTGGCTGGGTCGCTGCAAGGCTCCAAAGGCATACTCACGCTGCGCCTCCTTCAGGCGCACGAGCAATCTCTGCTCAATCATGCACGATTCTTCTTGGGCGGCTCTTTCTTGGGCTGTTTTTCGCTACCGCCTTTCGGCGCGAGCGACTGCCCGTCGAGCTTTTCGCCCATGGCAATACGCTTGTGCATAGGAATCATTTCCTTTTCACTAGCCATGGCTACTCCTCCTTACGGTTGTGGGTTGATACCGGTACCGGTCGAAACACTGACTTTTTCGCCCGACGCGATTTCTGCTGCCGCCAATTGTTTGGCGGTTTCGTTGTCTGAGGTGTTCATGAACACACGCGCCTCGATCTCGTCGGCGGTGCGGGCGTTCTGGCTCTGCTCGCGCATCGTGGCCAGCGCGGCGTCTTGCTGAACTCGTTGCGCCTCGAGCTGGAGCTTGGCCTGCTCCATTTGCGCGTCTTGCTGCGCTCTTTGTGCGTCCAGCTGGAGCTTGGCTTGATCGGTTTGCGCCTTCATCTGCATCGCCATCTGATCGACCTGCGCACGGAGCTGCGCCACCGCCATCGTGTTGTCTGGCGGCATTTGCGGCTGCATGAACTGCTCGGCCATCTGCTTGACCTGCGCCATAACCTGCGGCATAAAACCGAGCTGCTGCTCGATGATCTGCTGAACTTGCAGGATGAACGCGGCTTCCTGATCGGCGTCTTCCGTGAGCACGCCGTCTGCGGCCGAGTTTTTAATACCTTTGTGAGCCTCGACAAGGTAGTAATTCAGCAAGTGATCGCGCAGATGCCCGAGGATCGCGGGCATAAACATTGGCGCTATTGCCGGGTTATTTCCCAACACGGGCGATTGAAGAAAAGCCAAGTGCACGCGTAAGTGCGCCATATGGTCTTGTTTGGGCAACACGTAGATCGGCTGACCCATCGACGCGGCGACGTTCTCTGACACGGGATCACGGTCATCCTCCCCGACTTTGGGCGAAAGCACATCGTCGGACACTTTGAGTGCCGAGATGAACATTTCCTCAATTTTGCGCAGATTGTACATCTGCGGCATCATCGCCGCGCGCTGCAACAACGCTTGAACCTGCGCGAAACGCTGCGTTTCGCTAAAGATGTTGGGGTCAGAGACCGGGATCACATCCATCGGTCCGTCGAAGTCGGAGGGCTCCACTTGCATGTCGCCCGACTGCATCTCGATCAGCTCTTCCGTCAGGTAAGCCGAGTTCAGCCGGTGCAATACTTTCAGCACCCGCGCCATCGAATTGTGCAACCGAGAGTGGATCGAGGAGAACACCACCATGCCCTGCTCGATCAGTGCGAGCGTGGTGCCGACGGGTTGGTTGGGGTTTTGGTCGGAGAGTTTTTCGAATGTGGTCTGCACCACACCTTTGCCCGCATCAACCAAGAACCCGAGCAGACTGAACAGCACCGGCGAAGGCTGATTGAACGGGATCGGCATCGCGATCTTGCGCACATCGTCCACGTTGACGCCGCCTTCAATCTCGACGACCTCCGTGGGCATCAAGTTCAAAGTCTGCCCATTGGGGCCGCCTTTGAGCTTGAGCATGGTGGGTACGTTTTGAATATGCGCAGAGTCCAGCAACGCCCGCAACGCCCCAGTGGCCGCGCCGGACAAACTGCCGATCATGTGCGTTAAGCCGATAGCATAAGCACCGCGCCACGGGATGAACGGAAACTCGACCACCCACTCCAACTCGTTGCGCATTGGGTCGTCGACTTCCCAGTTGCGGTACAGCGCGAGCCCCTTGCCGGTGGTTTTGTCGATGGTGAGCAGATAAGGCGACGGACCCGAGTCGTCGCCGAAGTCGAGATAAGCGCACACCTCGAACACGGTGCGCAGCCCGTCCTCGTTGTAGTTCATCTCCGAGCGACCTTCGATCTTGTCGTTGGCTTTGCTCGCCGCAGAAAAATCGTTCTCGCCCGGTGTGCCGAGGTCGACGTCGCGGTACATGCCCGCCTCGACGCGGCGGTTGTACTCGAACTTGGTGATGTACTGCACGTGCGTCTTGCGCTCGGCGGTGTAGAAGTTGGTCGCCGCGAACGGCAGATAGATGTCGTCGACGGGGATGAACTCGCAGCTCGGGCGATTGCGGCGCTTGTCCCAAGTGAACTTGAGGTATTGCGAGCCGCCCAGCGGAAGCTGCGTGCTGAGCTGCTCGAGCTCGCCCCGGAACTCCGGGATTTGCTCGGTCAGCTGCCAGTTCATGTACTCAGATTTACGCGCCGCTTTAGCCAGCTTTTCCGGGTCTTGCGCGCCGACGATCTTGGAGCGCACCGGACCGTTGGGCGGCATCATCTCCTTCATCATCCGCGCGGAAAAGTCCACGCAGGCCTCGATCAGCATTGGGTGCACGACTTTGCTCGCGCCGGTGAACGAGGCTCCCCCCGGTGCGTCGTCGCCGAGTCCGGTGCGCCGCAGTCCTTCCTCATACACCTCGTCGCGGCGCTTGCGTGCGTCTTTGTCGCGGCTGATCTTGTCGAGCAAGTCCTGAATGACAACTTCCAGCTCGCGCTGATCGACTTCGTCGATGATGTTGGCAAAATGCTCGCCTTTTACGGCGACGTCCATTTCGTCTTGCAATTTGACGATCGCGCCGCCGTCTTCGGTGTCGACGACCTCGGTCGGTTCGAGCTCGACCTCGATCATTTCGGACTGCATTGCGACCGGTTCTTGCTCGTCGGGGTTCATCGGGTCAGCCATTGAACTTCTCTCTCACACGATTGACGATTGTGTCGACAGCCGCCGCATTATAACCTACTTTGCCGCCCGCCGCCATTTCTTCCGGTGTGCCGAACTCGCGCAAAAGATTTTCGTATTCTTCTCGCGTGAGATATTTAGGCACCTTACCGGCTTTGCGCGCTCGGTCTAGCGCACGCTTACGCTCGGTTTTGTTCATACGGATCGCTTCAGGCATAATGTCCGGGACGTTTTCAACGTCAAACAAGTCGGTGTTATTGATATCGCCGACGATTTCGTAATTGCCCGACCGGATAAAGTCCTGCACAAGCGGGATGTCTTCCGGTTGAGGCTTCCGGTTATCAACCCCTTTAACCTGTTTGATTATCATGGGGGTAGATGCAGCGTACGCTTTATACTCAGGAGAATCGGCAATAATTTGTTCCCAATTTGATTCTAAACCTGACGGATTTGAATTTTCAATAGCAGTCAGTCGATTCAAAAGACTTTCAGGAGCTTTATCGCTTTGATAAAATTCTCCGGGTGTCATGCGATTTTTTGGCGCTCGCACTTCAATCGTCACCCGCGGGCGACCATCGTAGTCGCGCAGGCTAAAAATACGGTTTCTACCCGAAATGACGTTCTCACACTCACCGCCTACGCAATGAATCATCATTTCGCCTTCGTACTTAAGCGCGTCGGCGAGTGCTTTTTTGCGTTCTTCTCGTTTATACAAATTGCGAGCTTCTTCCGGTGTAGCACCTACAGAGACCGACTGCCCGGTCTTTTGGTCAATAATACCGTGTAAACTGGGATAACCAGATACCGGGCCGGGGGCGTGACCGGGTTCAATTTCCGGCTCCGGCATCTTGAGCTCAACCCATTTGAGTCCCTGCTCCGGGTACTCTTTAACAGGCGTAGTAGCGATGTTAGCGGCGCGGGCGGCGTTGACT